CAACATCCATGATATGGTGTCTTCGTCTCGTCCTGATAAGCTAATAGCGGTTTTTGGTGGTTGCCTTTGCTGTAGTTGAACCAGCTGCCTGGCGATTATGAGTCGCTCGCTCTCACCACTGTGCTAAAGTGCCGGGAGCAGAATAATAATGGTGCGTAATTAATTCTGCAATCTCATCCGTTTCAAACGATTAAATCCTGAACTTCCCTGACTGTCTGTTCAAAGCGTCCGGTCTCCAGCTCAACACCAATCGCACAACGCCCCAGTGCCATCGCCGCTTTTACCGTTGAACCTGAACCCATAAAAAAATCTGCAACCAGGTCTCCCGGACGACTGCTCGCGTTGATTATCTGCTGCAGCATTTCTGCCGGTTTTTCGCACGGATGTTTCCCTGGATAGTACTGCACCGGTTTATGCGTCCAGACATCGGTGTACGGAACCTGCGCCGTCACACCGAAATACCGCCGCAAATTTTTATATTCACTCAGCAGTTCCGTATACTGCCGGTTCAGCTCACTGTATGTGCTGACCAGCTGGTGGTGTGGCTTTTCCAGTTCCCCGCGCTGATGTTTTTCTGCCGCAACACGCGCAAACAACGCCTGCAATTTGTTGTAATCACCCTCGTTCGGTAACTGCCACTGACTGATACCAAACCAGTGCGAAGCCATGTTTTTCTTTCCGGTGGCTTCCGCTATCTGTTTTGACGTTATTCCCAGTGATTTACGCGCATCACGAAAGTAAGAAATCAGCGGGGCCATGACGTGCTGTTTTAGCTCGCGCCCCTGCTCCACATAGCCATCATCTTTCGGGCGATACGGTCCCTGATAATGTTCTGCAAACAGAATGCGCTCTGTTGCCGGAAAATACGCCCGCAGACTTTCCTTATTGCACCCGTTCCAGCGTCCGGACGGCTTCGCCCAGATAATGTGGTTCAGCACATTAAAGCGCTCACGCATCATGATTTCGGTGTCAGATGCCAGGCGATGACCACAGAACAGGTAAAGACTTCCGGCAGGCTTCAGTACCCGCCAGAACTGCGCCAGACACTGGTCCAGCCATTTCAGGTAATCATCGTCGCCCTCCCACTGGTTATCCCAGCCCTCGGGCTTCACTTTAAAGTATGGCGGGTCTGTGACTATCAGATCGACAGAGTTTTCCGGTAAGGTCTGGATAAATTCCAGGCAATCAGCGTTGATTAACTCACAACTGGATATTTTTACAGTATTAATCATAGATCAATAAGCACTTCTCTGATAGGCTCATGCCGCTTTTGCGCAAAGCAGATGGGCCTGAGGTTTGCTTGTGACCCCAACGCATGAGCAGATGGCTGGCAGGTGCCGCTAACACCCACCAGCCGCCCATTACCACAAATTAAAAAGCCTTCACTGCGGAAGGCGTCTGTAACAACCGAACTGATAATCTGCCAGACCCGCCATAACAAGCTGAGTCAGTATTAACTGGCAGCGTTCGCGTGAAAGGTAAGTATTCTGCGCAATTTCCCCGACGGTCGCCGGTTCGGTGACGCTTAATTCATTAAACACCACTCTGGCGGTTTCGGTCATATCCTGCTGTTTTAGCATGCCTTTTTCCCTTTTCTGGTTAACGTGACATACCAATACCTCTTGTCGAAAAAGCCAGCAAGCTGAAAGACCAGTATTCACAACTACCAGCGCGTTTAATGTTCTGTGCCGTTTTTCAGGCATAAAAAAACCCGCATAAAGCAGGTTCTTTCAGGTGTCCATGTCTGCTATTCGCCTCGCGGTACAGCTTTGCGAAGCGTAGCTGGATTGAAACAGTTTATGGCTAAAAATACAAGCTTTTTTTCTAAAACTGCACAAACCTTACTACCAGCCAAAAATCCTCTTCGTGCAACAACAAACGCCCTCCAGATTCTAAGCGTCAGTAAAAGAAAATGCATCTCGCATCAGTGGATACAGAATAAACTCAGCTATTCTCAGCCACATATCTATACGATTGCGGCATGTTGCATAGCACCACTCAGGGTGAACCTCATTCAACAATTCAGCCATTTTGCGTTTACTCATCCCCCGCCCTTCGTATCTTTGCCGCAGGATATCAATCAATCCAGGATAACGTGCAAGCGCTTTACTTATCACCCCATCAATGCGTAACGCCTCTGCATCAGTACAGTGAGACAACCAGCTCTTCTGTCTGCCAGCGATCATCTCTCGCAAGAATGCTTCCAGCTCTGGTTTATCAATCCCTGACTCCCTGATTCTACGCAGGGCTTCATTGATTGCGGTTTTTGTCAGTTTTTTGGATGCCAGCAACTGATTGAACATATTTCCTGTTTTGCTACCACCTATATACGACCAACGCCCCCACATCCGTAATTTCCCCTGGATCCAGACGGCTTCCAGCGTTTTTAGACGTAAATGCTCGCCGCTTTTGCCTGTAATTTCCGGGTATATCATATTTACGATCACTCACTCTCAATTTTGTAAATCTTCACGCCCAGCCGCCCACCAGGAACGAGCTGACCGCGCACAATATTGATTTCATCAAACTGCTCGTCGTCTATGAGAAGTCCGGCATGCGTCAACGCATCCAGTGGTGCTTTCAGGATATTGTCCAGGTCACGGCGGCGCTTATCCGGTGGTTCTGCAATAATTTTTATTGCCAACCTTCCGGACAGGCTTAATTTCAGCCGCTGCTGGCGAACAATAAGCGCCACTGCCCGGCGATAACGCTCCCCGGCTTTTGATACAAAATATGTGCTGCCACGACGACGCCAGTAAGTGTTCACCGTTGGCGGGTAAGGCAAAACAAATTCTATGCGTTCAGTCATTTATGCTTTCCACTTCAGAACACCCGAATTTCTCGCGTGCATTAAAAAACGAATCAGCAACAACAGCTGGCTGCCGTGTTTTTCTTCAAAATCTTTTACCCCGGCGTGTAGTTCGCTATGGCATTTACGGCACAGCGGAATAACAAACAAATCATCAGCCTTTGTTCCCATCCCTCCCAGTCCATGACCAATGATGTGATGCGGATCATCTGCCTGATTGCCACACGTCATGCATTTCTGCGTTTTTACCCAGCGCGTGTATACAGGCATCTCTTCCCGTTGTGATTTCTGGCGCTGGAGATACTGAGCCGGTGACTCGGGATCAACGGCAATGCTGACCACCGTCTTTTCCTGTGGCGGGTTTTGCTGGTGGGCGTGAGGCAGCGGCGCAAGATTTTTTGTGCGCTGCTTCAGTATGCTGGTGGCGGTCTGCTCTCCCGGTACGATGTCGCTTTCACGGTACATTGAGCGGATTTTTTCCGCACGCAACCCCAGCGAACGACGTAATACCGCTTCCGGTAGCGCGTCCGCCACCTGATTGCGGACCGCCCACCAGGATAATTCAGCCAGCGATAATTCCCGTTCCTGCGAGCCATTCATTGCATGGCGTATGACGTCAATCATCCATGCAGACAGGTTTTGGTGAGCAAGTTGCCCGAGTGATTCGGAGGTCTGGTCGCGCAGCTGGTTGTCGCAGTGCCAGCACAACACCATTGCGCCGGTACCATAACGGTGAATGACGGTTTCACTGTGGTGATAATCACCGTGTGGCCACTGGCAGGATTTAACATGGCGCAGTAACCAGTCAGACAATGCGCCAGCGCCACCAGCAGCACGAATCACTCGTTCGTCGCTGAAAAATGGCAGTAATGATTTATCCTCCGCCAGCGGCTGGCGAACGGCAGGAACGACCCCGGACGGCAGATTACGCATGCTTTTCGGTTCCGGCTCCACCAGTACCCGGGTATTGTGGAATACCGGCATGGATTCACGGCCCGGCTTAACGATCACCAGCCCGAGTTCCGGTACCAGAACAGGTCGAAGTAATACCCGCACGTTACCTCCAGATGCGTTGCTGGAATGTGCGGGACGGACGCGGTGGTCGTTCGGAGTAAGGAAGCCTGACGGAGATTATCCAGTGACGATAATCGAGGCTGAGGGCTTTCTTAATCTCGTATCCGTGTCTGCGGTAGCACTGAATTAGCCACTCGGCCTGTTCTTCAGTGCATGGGGGATGCTGGAACCAGTCAGATTTGAAAGTGCGGGAACGCCGCCCGTGCCTGCTGGCAGGGGCGGCAGAGTTATCCGAATTGTAAAATTTGGTATCGTGCGCCATCTGTTTTCTCTGCTGGCGCAGCAGGTGCCAGTTGTTCAGGCTGACGGATGGATTGTAAACCAGAACGACCAGAAAAAACAAAACCCGCCGAAGCGGGTTAAGTGCGGGTGCGTTGAGGATGCCTGACACATCAGCGGTGGCGAGGGATTTCTCCCCCGCCGGGTCTCTTACTCCTCAGGTTCGTAAGCTGTGAAGACAGCGACCTCCGTCTGGCCGGTTCGGATTCGTACCTCGCAGAGGTCTTTCCTCGTTACCAGTGCCGTCACTATGACGGTTAAACAGATGACGATCAGGGCGATTAACATCGCCTTTTGCTGCTTCATAGCCTGCTTCTCCTTGCCTTTCGGCACGTAAGAGGCTAACCTACATTTGTGAGACATAGATTGGGCCTCAGATTAATGTTAAGCGTCTTGCAGGACGCGTAATGTTAACTGGGGCTTTTCTCTATCTGCCTTTTGGTGTTCATGCCTGAGACAGATAGCCTCAAGCACCCGCAGCAATTCTACTTAACTCTCCTTTTCCCGCAAACCGTTTTTACCCGATATGGGAATTCCCATATCGTAATGAATTCAGTTCCCTAGTCGATCCATCAAAAACACAACCAGGCAGTAAACGCCCACAACAGCAACAACAGCCAGCGCACCTTCCATTGCCAGTGATATATCATCCGACATATTCCCTCCTTTGGTGTTAATCCCGGCGAACGTTTTTACCCCCACCGACAAATAACATATACTAAAAAAGCGATAGCCATAGCAACGCCTGTAATTGCAAATGCTTCAGGCCAGTTCATTGGCGCACCTCCTGCGGCGGTTCTGGTAGCGGCATCCAGTGTGACGGTTTCCACGACGCACCAGGAATTATCCACCCATCATTAGCGTCAGGATGACCCGGGATGTAAGTCGCCCATTTCATTCGCCAGTCACCTTTCCTGTCAAACTCCACGGCAACAAGAACGGCTGTTTTGGTATCCGGCATTCGCTCACTACAGCTTATCCAACTATCCGGAGTTACCGGATAGTTGCCCGATAGTGCATTCTGCTCCAGTGATGCTTTTACAAACCACGCTGCCTGAACTATAACGCCATGAATCCAGCGCAAATCAGCATCGCGATCTTTCTTTTTCATCTTTTCGCCACTTAAGGCCTTGCTTATGTGGCTGCGTACCAGGTCTTCATGTAATTCCTTCGCCTCCTCAATGGTGAAACCACCAGGCAGAAGAGCCGGAGTTACCGGAGAGCTGGTTGACGCTTCCGGGATTTTCCGAAAATTATTGGTTGACGAATCTTTATTTTCCCGAAAGTTTCCGGACTGAAGCATGGCTTCGCGGCAATCGTTCCAGCCTGTAGCGTATGCAGCCGCTTTGCTGCTGCCTTCAACTGGCGCATCCTGCCAATACATTTCTTCCGGCACTATCGGCGCTGGAGGGGCGGCAAATAGATATCCGCCAAAGTCAGGAAGCTCTCTAATGGCCTGTACGAATTTTTGTTTGCCTACGTCAACCCCTAATGGGTAATGAGCTATAATCTTTGCCACCGGCTCTGCTTCCAGCGATGCCAGCGCAATCCGTGCCAGTTCCATTTGTTCACCACGGGTAAGCCCGTTTTCAACCGGATTTTTAATGAACAATTCAATACGTTCTTTGGTAATAGTGGTCATGTGTTACTCCTTAACCCGCAGTGCTTTCAACTGATGAGGGGAACAAAATCTTTTCATCAAACCCTGCATTCATATCATGAACAGCAACACACCAATCCATCGACGAACGATTATCAAGAGCCTCCATGATTTCATCCATGCGGCGTAGGTCATACAGGTAAATGCTTTTATCGCCAATGGTGTAAAAGCCAATTTTTTTCGGTGATGGACAGCGATCAAGAACTTCCTGTAATTCGTTTAACCATGCCCGTTCTTTTTTTGTCAAAGTTGCCATATCAGTTTTCCTTATACGGATTAATTTTATTGTGCAGTGTGTTGAACGACGCCCATACAACGTCGGTATACAATTCAGTAACTGGCTCAATTATTTTCCCGATTGCCCAGACAAAAATTAGAGGGGATATCGGTATCATCAATACGATAAACAGAATGAGAAACAAAAATTCTGTCGCCCTACTTTTTTGCGGATATTCTTTTCTGAATAATGTAGTCATTTCTTACCGCCCTTTCGGGCGGCCTCCCGACATTAATCGTTGTGGTAACTCATGGCTTCATTTGCAGCATCAACCGGATCAACCTCCCACCAGCAATAATTTGGTGCGTTTCCTTCAGGTGTCCACGGTTCTAATTCATTTTTTGCCACATTCTCATCGCCAGTAATTTTAAAAATCTGCTCAGAGAATTTTCTTGCCCACTCGTTATATTTTTCCGCATTAATGGCTTTCTGTGTATTTAACATAAATATACCTCCAGTTAAGGATTAAATTTTATTTACAGTGCTGAACTTAATTATTCAGATTTGGATTATTCTTTCTCTTCACGAAGTTCCGATTGTTAAGGAAGGTGCGAATAAGCGGGGAAATTCTTCTCGGCTGACTCAGTCATTTCATTTCTTCATGTTTGAGCCGATTTTTTCTCCCGTAAATGCCTTGAATCAGCCTATTTAGACCGTTTCTTCGCCATTTAAGGCGTTATCCCCAGTTTTTAGTGAGATCTCTCCCACTGACGTATCATTTGGTCCGCCCGAAACAGGTTGGCCAGCGTGAATAACATCGCCAGTTGGTTATCGTTTTTCAGCAACCCCTTGTATCTGGCTTTCACGAAGCCGAACTGTCGCTTGATGATGCGAAACGGGTGCTCTACCTTGGCACGGATGCTGGCTTTCATGTATTCGATGTTGATGGCCGTTTTGTTCTTGCGCGGATGCTGCTTCAAGGTTTTTACCTTGCCGGGACGCTCGGCGATCAGCCAGTCCACATCCACCTCGGCCAGCTCCTCGCGCTGTGGCGCTCCTTGGTAGCCGGCATCGGCTGAGACAAATTGCTCCTCTCCATGAAGCAGATTACCCAGCTGATTGAGGTCATGCTCGTTGGCCGCGGTGGTGACTAGGCTGTGGGTCAGGCCACTCTTGGCATCGACACCAATGTGGGCCTTCATGCCAAAGTGCCACTGATTGCCTTTCTTGGTCTGATGCATCTCCGGATCGCGTTGCTGCTCTTTGTTCTTGGTAGAGTTGGGTGCCTCAATGATGGTGGCATCCACCAAAGTGCCTTGGGTCATCATGACGCCTGCTTCGGCCAGCCAGCGATTGATGGTCTTGAACAATTGACGGGCCAGTTGATGCTGCTCCAGCAGGTGGCGGAAATTCATGATGGTGGTGCGGTCCGGCAAGGCGCTATCCAGGGATAACCGGGCAAACAGACGCATGGAGGCGATTTCGTACAGAGCATCTTCCATCGCGCCATCGCTCAGGTTGTACCAATGCTGCATGCAGTGAATGCGTAGCATGGTTTCCAGCGGATAAGGTCGCCGGCCATTGCCCGCCTTGGGGTAAAACGGCTCGATGACTTCCACCATGTTTTGCCATGGCAGAATCTGCTCCATGCGGGACAAGAAAATCTCTTTTCTGGTCTGACGGCGCTTACTGCTGAATTCACTGTCGGCGAAGGTAAGTTGATGACTCATGATGAACCCTGTTCCATGGCTCCAGATGACAAACATGATCTCATATCAGGGACTTGTTCGCACCTTCCTTAATTTGGCTCACAACAGCACCTTCTGAAAATTACCCTGATAGAAAGCCAGTACACGCTGCATAGCTTCGCTCTTCCGGCACTCGCTACAGATTATGTTCAGACGCCTGTCGTAGCGGCGTATTTCTCCGTCTGGTAATGACCAGATAAGATCCGGATCAACCACAGATGGTTTCTTCACCTTTGCCCTAGATAGTTTTTTGCGGGCATTTTGCCAGTCCTTACGAGCCTGTTCAGACGGGAATAACCCGTAACCAGAGTTGTATACATCGCCACTGGCAACCAGCTCTCTGGCGAGAACGCTCATCAGATATCTTGTCGCACCTGTCTTGGCTTCCAGTTGCCGTAACGTCTCGCGCCCACTCCGGCGTACTAGTTCAACAACCTGCCCTTTAATTTTTTCCCGCTCTTCTTGTGTAAATACTTTTGCCATAAGCGCCTCCGGCAATCACTTTTCCGATACAACACGGCGGGAAGAATCAGTAATCTGTCGAACAATATCCCGGTGCTTGTTCAGCTCCCGCAGCGCGGCGCAGACTCGCTCCCACTTCTGAACATCACTTTTCGCCCTGCGCAGCGCCAGGTTTGCCCTGCGAAGGGACGGAAAAATCAGCTCATCTGCTTGCGTTTCGGTAAACGATGGCAACGGCTGCACAATGTCCGCCACAGTTTCTGTTTTAATTTCTTCCTGTGTTGCGGCTTCCCGGACTGGTAACGCAGCACCTGCTGGCTGAGGAAAGGCCTTACCATCACTTTCCGTTACCAGCGCGGCTTTCGGCTCTGCTGGTAAATTATCGCCCGGCATGCAGTAACGAAATTTACCGTTCTGATTAACGCGTGCCAGCCGCCCCGTTGCGGTTACCACCGCCAGCGTGGAAGCAACCTTGCGAGTACTGACACCGAACTTACCCGCCAGTTCCTCACACGTTTTAGCCCCATCCTGACCGATAAACTCAATCATCATGTCTGCGGTAACTTTTTGTTCGACCTCCCCGGTCAGCATATCCTGTGCTTCAGATTTTACTGGCCGCTCTTCGGTTACCCGGGATTCACCTTCGCCAGCCAGAAACCAGGTGTGACCAGTTTTATCAACGACGCCATTTCTTTTGAGTTCCCACAGCTCGTTGACAGCCTCTTCACGACTGATTCCAAGGCTGGCCGCCACTACCTGTGAAGAGGCTCTTTTCAGTGCTTTCAGTGCGTCAAATACGGTTTCCATTAATATTTCCTCCGACAAAATCGTTTCTCAGATTCAAATAAAACCAGCTGCCTTCCGGCGTTCGTATTCCTGTTTCAGCCGTTCAATTGGCGTTGGCCCTTGCGGGTGTTTCGCCCCTTCCAGTTGTCGTCGCACTGGCGGAACACTCATCCCGTTACCAACATGCTTTGCCCATTTCGTCAGTTGCCGTTCCGCAAGTCGTTTTAACTCACCCTGCGTCATCTGGCGCTCAATCCCTCTGGTACGCATTTCGAGGCAGATGTGGTACAGCACAGGCTGTGGCCACGGGTATTTATCACTCCCGTCGTATCGCCAGGATTCATTGCGCCAGCGCCGGTACTCTTCCATCACTGCATCCACCGTAAGACCAAATGGATTTGCCCCACTCTCCGAAATCAGTGCAACAAACTCAGCCAGGTCCGGGGGCCACGTTTCACCCGCCCGGCAGCGGTCCATGCACTGACGGCAGACCAGCCGGATTTGCTGTTCAGTCATCGCGCCAATCTGGGCAATCCAGAGCTTCGAAGGTGCGGCCCCGTTCTTCTGTGTCCAGCGGTTCGAATACACCTCCCCCATAAGCTCCCACAGCTTCCAGGCCGTTTCCGTTGCTGATAAATCCGTTGTCACGTTCCCACTGTTCGCGTGCTGCCCGGATTTCCTGAACTGCCCGTGATGCCGTGCCACCTGATGCTGCATGGCTTACCCCCTTGCTGACTGGTTTTACCTGTGCCCTGACGTGCTGCACGTGGCGGGCAAATTTCTGCTCCCACTGAACCTGCGTGAAAACCTTCCCCTCCGCCATCCAGTAATCCCGGAATGCGGCAAGCTCTGCAGGTGTAAATTCCGGCTCAGGCAGAGCCATACCCCACACTGCTGCCCGTTGTCGAAAATCCGACGACGGCTGCCAGACAGTAGTCATCGAAAATTTCCCGATCGGTTCGCTCAGGCCGTCCAGGTATTCAGGTTCGGCTGTCTGCAACGGCGCACCATGCGACTCACCGGTTGGAGCACTCTCGCGCATGCGCGCGTTATGTGTGGGGTTTAATTCTGTATCTGTATCTTTATCTGTCGTGACTTGTCGTGACATGTGCGTGACATTTCGTGACGCGCCGTGACAATCGCCATTTTGTTCCCGCTTTCTTTCCCTCTCACGCTGCGCCCTCTTGCGCTCTGCCGGAGATTTTGCGGTTTGCGAAATATTGCCGTTGTCCTCTTTAAGCACCTGGCGTTTTTCCCATCCAGTGATTAAATCACCATCAAGTACCCGCCCCTGCATCGTCTGCAAAATTGAATCAATTACCTCTTCTGTCACGTCGAGCGCACTTGCCAAATCTTCTGTCGTGACATCAATGTGACCTCGCGTGACATTTCGTGACGCGCTCACCAGGAGGTGGATATACACTGCCATCACTGTTGCAATTGGCTGCCCTGACACCCTGGCAATTGTTCGCCACTTAGGGTCATTTGGCATGTCATGCCATAATCTGAGCCAGGCGTTAGCCATACTCACCTCTTCTGATACCGAATCTTTTTACTCACGAGTTGCCGGAAGCGATTCGATATGGCTATTGTCAGTCAATGTACTGCCACAGCATTTCCTGCCGGGCCACCACGGTTCATCTGATTGAAACCGGCGATTGCCACTGCGACAAAATCATCAGCGTCTCTCACCAGTCGCTCCCGCGTCTCCACCAGCTCCCGAAAATAAGCTGAACTGTGGCTGCGCATTCTGGCCACCAGCAAAGGTGGCATTGCCTTTTCGATCGCTGGTAACAACGCCTGAATTTTTTCAACTGCATCAGGGGTGTCTTTCTCTACCCAGCGGAAAATTTTCTGGGTATTACGGGCCAGGGCTTCCGGATGGCTGTCGTCGTACAGTTCCGGGAACGTCATCCCCAGTTCGAAATAAGTCCGGGCTATTTCAGCTGCTGGAACTTTCTCACCGTCTGGATACGCCCAGGCATTCATTGCCATGCGGATGTGTTCATGCTTGATTTTCATGAATCACCCCCGCCTCTGGTTGTGTGTTAGCCTGATACTCGACAGGTAAGCCGTCGGTTGGGTTGGGATAAGTACTGCCATCAATCTCGTGCGGAGTTACTATCCAGCCTGTTGCTTCGCACCAGCGTAAAATTTTTTTCCCCGTAAGTTTCGCCCGTCCGGTAATGACATGGCTTACCATCCCTTGGGTTACCCCAACAATTTCAGCAAAATGCTTCTGAGTTATACCGGAATGATGCAAATATTCTCCAAGATTCATTGTTCACCTCATGTGATGTCATTACGATCATTAATAGCATTGTTATTTTTAAAAGTAAATAGCATCACTATTTCAAAGAGATTAATAATCTTATTAGAATTGAAGGTATGAAAAGAAAACCCCTGTCAGAGATCGACCTGCAAGCCGCCCAGAGACTGAAAGAAATCTGGACGGCGAAAAAAAATCAACTAGGGTTAACCCAAGAGCGTGCGGCAGAAATTCTGGGATTTTCGACACAGGGAGCTGTAAGCCATTATCTAAATGGTCAGACACCTTTAAATCTTGAGGCTGTTATCAAGTTCGCAGGGTTGCTGCAAGTTCCTCCCGAGTCAATCAGACCAGATATGGCCGAGTTGTTACAAATTGTAAGGATGTATCCCCAAGAATCTGGGGAGGACAATGTTGTCACTATATCTGCAGATATGGAACAATCGGAAAACGAACTTCCGTTTAATATAGACCCCATGGAGCGGGATTTGCTCCAGACGTTCAGGGCTTTCCCCAAAGAAGATAAAGAGAAAATGCTTAAGGAAATGAAGGAGAAAAAAGAATCAATTGAAGAAATCGTTGCGCGATGGCTAGCTGCGCAAAAGGGTCGTCGCGCCTAATCTGAGGAGGTAAAAACATGAGTACAGCCCTTTCCCCGATAATTTCTGAATTTGAAACAGTCGAACAAGAAAACAGCTATAACGAATGGTTGCGAACCAAAGTGGCAGCAAGCCTCTCAGATCCCCGTCCTGCAATTCCACATGACGAAGTAATGGCTGAAATGGAAAACCTTATTGCTCAATTAGCTGCAACGAACAGGAGTGAGTAATGCTGCCCATTTTATGGCTACCTTCTGCACGTGATGATTTACGTCAGATCGTAGCCTATATTGCTAAGGAAAACCCTCCCGCTGCACGTAGACTAAAAATACGCATTGAAACATCAGTTTTGTCACTTACTGAACACCCTTATCTGTACCCACCGAGCGAAAGAGTTCCAAGTCTTCGTGAGATAGTGACTCATCCTAACTACATAATACTTTACCGAGTAACAGCATCTAACATCGAGATCGTAAATGTAGTTCACTCACGAAGACAGTATCCAAACAAAACCTGTTAATCCTTCCTGTCAACAACCACCTTCGGGTGGTTTTTTTCTTGCCACGATAATAGCACTGCTATTTACATAATTAAATAGTAGTGGTATTGTTCATTCATCAACCCACCCCGCCCCACAGAACGCCAGGCAATACTTCGAGTTACCCGGCAGTGGTCAGGGGTTAAGTAGCCAGCCCGAGGCGTATGAACATGACGGCGGGAACACTTTATATAACAGCGCAGCAGTTTTTTAGTTCCGCTACCCCGGCGTTAAGGGGAAATGAGGTCAGCATGGATACTATCGATCTTGGCAACAATGAATCTCTGGTGTACGGCGTGTTTCCCAACCAGGACGGCACATTCACCGCGATGACGTATACCAAAAGCAAAACGTTTAAAACCGAAAATGGTGCCCGTCGCTGGCTGGAAAGAAACTCAGGTGAGTGATATGGATTTCGACACAATCATGGAAAAGGCTTACGAAGAATACTTCGAAGGCCTTGCCGAAGGCGAAGAAGCTCTCAGCTTCAGTGAGTTTAAACAGGCGCTTTCCAGCTCGGCAAAATCTAACGGCTGATAAGCGAAGCAGCACCGCGAGGAATCAGTATGCAGAAACGAGAACCCGTCATCATCTCGCCAGACTATACCGATGATGAACTTTATGAGTGGATGCGCCAGAAAATTAATGCAGCGCAGGATCTGAAATGGGCTAATGAAGCCAGGGCTAAGCAGGCTGAAAATCTGTCCGCTCTGGAGCAGGATATCACCAATCTGGAAAAAGCAGCGGCATTAAGCATTGCCAGAATGATTACATACCCGCGTTAATAGCTAACCAACGAAGCTAAGGTTGGTAATTAAGGAGTTCTCCACGGGTGAGGTGGAGTGCGCGCGCCGGACACGGGTGAGCATCCGGCACTGACAGTTTACTGAAAGGATATTTCCCTGAAAAGTCAGACCATAACGCGAAAGCGCACGGCGAGGTAGCTGGTTCATAGATAGCCTGTCGTTAAATTTTCGTCGACCGTGCGCTTCCGGTTGTGGCAATCCGCGAAATGGCGCGGCGGTAAGTATGGCGGGGTTATTCCTTCCCCCGTTGAGGACACCGGGTTGTCAGGTTGACCATACGCTTAAGTGACAACCCCGCTGCAACGCCCTCTGTTATCAATTTTCTGGTGACGTTTGGCGGTATCAGTTTTACTCCGTGACTGCTCTGCCGCCCTTTTTAAAGTGAATTTTGTGATGCGGTGAATGCGGCTAAGCGCACGCGGAACAGTTAAAACCAAAAACAGTGTTATGGGTGGATTCTCTGTATCCGGCGTTAATTGTTAACTGGTTAACGTCACCTGGAGGCACCAGGCACTGCATCACAAAATTCATTGTTGAGGACGCGATAATGGAAACGTTATTACCAAACGTTAATACGTCTGAAGGTTGTTTTGAAATTGGTGTCACTATCAGTAACCCTGTATTTACTGAAGATGCCATTAACAAGAGAAAACACGAACGGGAGTTATTAAATAAAATATGCATTCTTTCAATGCTGGCCCGTTTACGTCCGATACAAAAAGGATGCTGGCAATGAATACAGCATTTGCACTTGTTCTGACAGTTTTTCTTGTTTCCGGAGAGCCAGTTGATATTGCAGTCAGTGTTCACAGGACAATGCAGGAGTGTGTGACTGCAGCAACCGAACAGAAAATTCCCGGTAACTGTTACCCGGTCGATAAAGTTATTCACCAGGATAATAACGAAATCCCGGCAGGTCTTTAAAACAGTTCCGTAATAAACATCCGATTTCATTCTTATATGCCAGAAATGGCAGGGATTTGTTCACCCTTAAATCTGTAATGAGGTAAAACAAAATGAGTAAAGTCTTTATTTGCGCCGCCATTCCGGACGAACAGGCAATAAAGGAAGAAGGTGCAGTCGCTGTAGCCACTGCCATTGAAGCCGGTGATGAACGTCGCGCCCGCGCAAAATTTCACTGGCAATTCCTGGAGCATTATCCGGCTGCTCAGGACTGCGCTTATAAATTTCTTGTTTGCGAGGATAAACCCGGTATACCCCGCCCTGCCCTCGATTCCTGGGATGCTGAATATATGCAGGAAAACCGCTGGGATGAGGAGTCTGCTTCCTTTGTCCCGGTTGAGACTGAATCAGATCCGATGAACGTCACTTTTGACAAGCTGGCCCCTGAAGTACAGAACGCTGTCATGGTTAAGTTCGACACATGTGAAAACATCACCGTTGATATGGTGATTAGCGCGCAGGAATTGTTGCAGGAAGACATGGCAACATTCGACGGACATATCGTTGAAGCGTTGATGAAAATGCCAGAAGTTAACGCCATGTATCCGGAGCTTAAGCTGCATGCCATCGGGTGGGTTAAGCATAAATGTAAGCCTGGTGCCAAATGGCCCGAAATTCAGGCAGAGATGCGCATCTGGAAAAAACGTCGCGAAGGTGAACGCAAGGAAACCGGAAAATACACGTCTGTTGTTGATCTCGCCCGCGCCAGAGCCAATCAACAGAACACTGAAAATTCAACAGGAAAAATCAGCCCGGTCATTGCTGCCACTCATCGCGAATACAAGCAGACATGGAAAACACTGGATGACGAACTGGCCTACGCTCTCTGGCCTGGTGATGTGGATGCCGGAAACATTGACGGCAGCATCCATCGCTGGGCAAAAAAAGAAGTTATCGACAACGACCGCGAAGACTGGAAGCGTATCTCGGCATCAATGCGCAAACAGCCTGATGCCCTTCGCTACGACCGCCAGACTATTTTTGGCCTTGTCCGTGAACGTCCGATCGACATTCACAAAGACCCTGTGGCACTGAACAAATACATTACTGAATACCTGACTACAAAGGGCGTGTTTGAAGATGAAGGAAGAAATCAGAGCGCAACTGATACTCTCTCGTCGCCAGTACCAGAAACTGATGCAGTGGAAAAGGAAATTCCGGACAAAGAAAAAACCGACTGCAAAGTGGCAGTCGCACCATCTGTAGAGGGTGAGGGGCCGTTCTACTTCCTCTTCACAGACCAGGATGGCGAAAAATACGGTCGCGCAAACACACTTTCTGGTCTGGAACAGGCGC